TGGGTTTAACCATGCCGCCTTTAGCCATTCCTTTGGGTTTAACCATTCCACCTTTAGCCATTCCTTTGGGTTTAACCATTCCACCTTTAGCCATTCCTTTGGGTTTAACCATGCCGCCACCCTTCATCATCTGAAAGTCTGCGCCGGAGATTTCCCCGTCTTTATTCTTGTCAAGTTTTGTTTGTTTACCTGTAAGTGCCATACTGTGTCTCCTAGACCATAAGTTCAAAGTGGGGGCCGTCTATAAAAGGACGACGGTTTTGGGTTCTGCGGGTGTCAATATACTCATTCATGGCGTCTTCCATAGTTCCTTGAAACTGAGCTACGTTTGATATATGCCATGCCGCACCCCACCTGACAGGCACGTCAACCGCACGAGCCGCTTCAGCCATAGCGTCTGCGATATCATCATACAAATTCAATTCCCAAGACGCCCTAGAGCCGCAGTAGGCCATTAGGTCAACGGCATACCCTTGAAGGTGCTTAGATTTCATTGTCTGTGATGCGCCCTTGGCAACAAGATCTTGCTGTTCCTCCAAGGTTCTCATCCCACAAATCACACCGAAGTCAACCTTAGTGCTGTGAATTGCCGCTTTAACTACAGCAACAAGGCGTGGGTCTACGCCAATAAGCCTGTCTAGGCTGCGGGTTGATAGTTTAAAAGTCATTTTTGTATCCTTACGCTTAAACAAGCTACGATCATGTTAGTGTTTGTAACTAAAATCTCGGCCCTCTGCCTATACTGTTCACATACCGTTCTACTATCAAAGCTGTCTAATTGATAGTATTGTAATGGCATCCCCGTCATCAACTGTATCCAAACCAACACCCACATTACTTAGCTTTAGTTTTTTTAGGTTTATTTTTAGAGCCTTTGGGTCGTCCGCGTTTGGACGGGGCCTTCTTTCCCATCAACAGTGACCACCAATAAGAGGACAATAACCATTTCATTTTGTAAACTCCTTACTTAGTTAACCCAGATTTCTTCTCATAGGTTCTTAAACCGCCAATCCCAAGCATGCCTAGCAACACTGTCATCAAGCTACCCATGTCAAACTCAGGCAGCGGTGGTATTGTTACACCCGAAATAGTCACGATAAATATAATCAGTGGGCAAAGGATGAAGTGGTACAGTAAAGCAAATCCACAGATCCATCCAACAAAAGGTCGCCATCCGCCCTTGAACAAGCTACCAGAAGCAGCTTCAGCTTTGTTAATCTCCAACTGAGCAAGCAATGCCTGTTGCGCGTGGGTGTCCGACATCGTAGCAATCTCATGTGCCAGCTTGGCTTTCATGTCAGAGTCAGGAATAACCTTATCAAGAATGCTACTTACAGGGCCAATGAGGCTTGCGATTAAACTCATTTCTTTTTCTTCAACACTGTCTTTAATGTTTTAGCTTGACCAGCATGTAGCTTGGATGCTTTCTTTAAACCCTTTATAACTTTTTTAATTTTCTTGTCAGACATTATCTATCCCCCTGTTCTTTCTCATACGTTATAGAAGCTTTTTTGTCAGCCTTTGCGGAGTATGCATTGAACCCCATAAAAGCCGCTACAACACCAGACGCAGCAATTACATATACACTAGCTATGTCTGTTATAAGCGTAGCCGCTTTATCAAAACCTAACACAGACGCCAGCAAGATAATAAACGGATAGACCAGCATTCCCATTAAAGCCAAGCCTGTGAACCTGCGCTCTGCGTTGCGCTTTAAATCTTGGTCTGCAATTTCAAGCTTGCGATCCTCAAGTTCAAGTTTATTCCACATAGTTCGGAACTCTGCACGATCGATGCTTCCGTTAGAATCCAAGTCTGCTTTATCGAACTCTGTCATGTTTGGCTCTCCAAAGTTTTGCGAAGCCAATCGCAATATTCTTATCTCGGGTTATTATGACTATTTTACCTAATTTGTCTACAACGACCCACTTACGCCTGTACTCTAAAAGGAACACTCACCATTTGCCCTGCTTGGCACCAATAACATATACCACAACGAACAAGATCCCCGCGCCTGCAAAGCAGGCCAGCAGCCCAATGGTCCAGTTAATGCAACTGTCAACAAACTCTTGTTGCTTGTATACGGCTTCTCTTTGAGCCTTGCGCTGTTGCGCTTCAATTCTAACAATTTCTTTCCAAGCCGAGGGCCCATAGGTCCAAGAGATATGGGCTCTTAGCTCTTCACGCATCTCAGCCATTTTCTGTTTCTTAGTCCAGATGTCCAACGCCGAAGCCTGTGTGTCGGAAAACATCTTATACATCGGTGGCTTCTTGGCTTGCTCGTCAAGAAAGTCCATGTCGGAGACAGCCTTAGACCACTGGGAAAGTGTGCTTCCCATTGACGTAATGTCTTTTCCAACCGCAATCGCTTTCTTTAAACCTGAGAATGCTACACTTGCCGCAGAGAACGCTGTAATAGGATCAATCATTCGACGCTGCCTTTATGATTAGTATCAGCCCCTGCGGTTCATTCCTTGACGCTGCACCTCAATCCGCTCACGATTTACATCGTTGCGGTTTCCAGCAATGTCTTCCGAACTTTCAATACGAGCGGCATCTGTTACAGCACGTTGCTCCATCTTAGCAGCTTCTAACAATAACTCAGACTTGTCAGTGCTGGCCTTGCGGTCAGCGTCTTGCTTCTTGATCTGCAACTCTTGCATGCGGATCTGGACCAATGGGTCTGCCATCGCGTCCTGTCCTGGTGGAATAAGGTCGGCTAATGTTTCCTGCATAATCTCTAGCTGTTGGATAGCAACAAGCTTTTCCATCTCAGCAGGGTTCTGCATGTTCTGTTGTACTTCCGCGATCTGTTGTTGCGCCGCAGCCGGATCCACAGCACCCATCTGAATCTGTTGTTGTACCTTTGTAATCAAGTTTTCAATCTCTTGAGTTACTGTCAGACGTGCCTTCATACCAATATGCTCTAGTAGGTGAGCATAAAACGTTCCCATAACCTGTGGGGAAGTCGTAACCAACGGTGTCTTCATAAACATCACATGTATCTTAATGTGCGCGTCATGGTCTTGGTCAGGGAATGACTGTAGCAATTCACCCATCAACGCCCGAGCATTCTCTAATGCTGGGTCTAACGGTTGAGGTTGCGGAGGTGGTGGAAGGATCTCATCAATATTCTGCACTTCTAGCGCCATATACATACGGCGATACGCTGCATGCAGGTTGTGCATCTGTGGGTTGGACTGAGCCAACTGCAACTGTGTCTGTGCTAGAGTAACGCGTTGGGCCATCGAGAAGATGTTCGGGTCGCTCACAGGAATGATATCAACACGGCCGTCAAAGTCTGTCGCCATGATAGTACGTTCAGCGCCAGCCACGTCGTATGGATATTCCTGCGGTAAGTTATCGGCAAATGTCCGCGCTAGAATACGGAACTCTGTTTTCTGAGCGTAATGCAACCGCTTATGGATTGCAGACATCACCTTCATGCCCCGCTCCAGCATAGCCATCGTAGTGCCTACCGGAGTTTCTTGGTTCATGTTGTTGGTCTGTTCATCAGCCAACGAAACGAAACGGCGCCCACCCTCGATCAACGCACCCAGTAACTGGGCTAGTGTTGCTGAAGGTTCTTTGTATGGCAGAGGAATAATAGAATCCCGAATGTTGCCACCAGGAGCGTCAATGTCCCGCCATTCTCCAGGTTGTAAAGGCTCGTCATCATTACGAACCTTTACGCCCCGAGCCTTGAAACCCGCTGGGAGGTTAGCGAGTGTTCCGGCATCGATCAACTGGCGTAGGATACTGGTAGCTGCACGACCTAATCCACCAATCATGTGGATCAAACCAAAGCCATAAAAACCTAGCCCAGGCATAAACTTGTAGTGGACAAAGTACTGGCGCTTCTTAGCTAAGTCAGTGCCTTCATCATAATTCCTACGGACAGAAAGAATGTCCCCAGATGCTTCATCTAAAGTAACGATGTACGGTAGCTGAATCCCTGTAGGCTCTCCGTCAGGTGACATGTCCTCGAAACCCTCAAGGTCCAAATCAACATGCATCTCCAACAAAGTGTACACTTCATCCGTATACGTCTTGGATATCCCTTGGATCTCGTCAACCTTCTGACGAACCTCATCCGCTTCGGCATCTCCAACCTTTAATTCTATATCGCGATAGAAACCTGCAACCTGCATCTTGCGAATCTGGTTGTAGTCCATGCGTAAAACATGCGTCACACGAGATGCTGTGTTCAAATCAGATGCTGAGTAAGGAACAACAAGATCCTGCGCCGGTATAAACTTAGATACCGAACGCTGCTTGGCCTCATCGAAGTAAACTTTTTTGAATGTCGAACCAGACAGCGGTAAATAAAACAACAGTTGATCCATATCCGGATCGTATTCGTCCATCACTTCCATGATCTGGTAGTTCATGTACGTCTTTACACGGTGCGCTTGCGCTTCTCGGTCTGCATCCTGCTTACCAAGCACCTGAGTCTGCACTGGCCCACCGGCCGGTAATAGCTCCTTGTAGGCTTGTGCTTGGAATTGGGTCACACTCTCCGCTATAAGTGGGTGCGTGACACCAGAGGCCCCTTGGAACGGCTCTGAGCGTTCTATCTGTCGGATGCCAAGCTGGTCTAAACCTTTGGTGTAGGATTCTTCCCAGTCGGAACGTGAATCTTGGTCTTCTTCGTAGGATGATCTAAGCTCAGAGGACAGTTCCCCCATGTAGCCGTCATCCAAGAACTCTGCGAGGTTAGCCTCATGCTCCATAGGAGCTTGGGCCTCTGCCTCTTCTATCATGTCCTCAATAGACTGGACCGTGGCCGAACCGTCTGCATTCTGAATAACTTCAGCGCCCGAAGAGAAATCTTCCGGCATGTCCATGGCAACTTCTACCGCAGGTAGCATGTCATCTGGTCCGCCTTGCATGGCGCCGTTGTCTACAAGTGAGCCCATTGGGCTAGGTGGCAAGGCCATTAATAATACTCCCGTTTCCGCGGAACAAAGTCTTCTCCGCTATCCTCACCTTCAAGTGATATAAAACCACCTTGGCGAAAACGCATTAGTGCTAGTGTCATGCTATCACAATAGTCGTCATGATCTCCATTAGGAAATGACACCACTTCTTCTATAACCTCATCCGCGAACTTTTTGTCCGACGGAGCCCATACAACACCAGCTTCAAATAATGGCGCTACCATGTGCATTCGAGTCACCTTATCACGACCTTTGCCCGGTGAGAACCCTAATGCTGGTATTCCTCGCTGTCGTAACTCGTCAATCAACGGCTGTCCGCTGGCTTTGGCCTCAACAATCACCATGTCAGGGTCCCAATAGTCATGTTCTTCGTAGGCTTTTTCCTTTAACTCAGGGAAATTCCACCTACCTCGCTGTGCATCTAGCAAAACAACGTTGTCCGGTCCACCATCTACAGGTTTAAACACACCCCACGTCGTAATAGCTGAGTAATCCGCAGTTTCTTTCTTGGAAAACGCCGTGTCATACGCCTGTAGTATGTAATCAAGCCGCGGAATCTCTTCTTCTTCCCACAGTTTCCACCACTCGCGCTTGATAATGGACGAGCCCGACGATGTCGGCTCCTGTTGCCACTGCGCGGACCACTTACCTACAGGTAAAGAAGCTTTAATGCTTAATAGGGCGTCTTTTTCCCAGAACTCCGGCCATAATGGCTTTCCGCTGGGTAAAATTGCAGGAAACTCCACCACTTCCCACTGATCAGACATGATATCACTGCCCTGTTGGGCCAGTAATCTGCCTGTCAAGTCTTTTTTACCCCAACGAGTCATAACTATTATGATCGAACCGCCAGGTTGTAGACGCTGACGGGGTCCAGAGGTGTACCATTCGTATGCGTGGTCGAATGCAGTCTCGCTTAACGCATCTTGTTCCGAATGAGGGTCGTCAATAACGAGTAAATCCGCTCCACGTCCAGTGATAGCCGCGCCAACACCCGCAGCAAAGTACTCTGCGCCCTTGTCAGTGCCCCATTTACCCGCACCCTTATTGTCTTCCTTGAGGTTGGTCTCTGGAAATATCTCTTTATACGCTGGATCATCGATTAAATCCCTTACTTTTCTACCAAAACGCACCGCAAGCTCTGTGTTGTGCGTAGCTTGTATGATCTTTAGCTTTGGATTACGGCCCAAAAACCAAGCCGGCATCAGATAACTAGCAAACTCAGACTTAGAATGTCGAGGTGGCATGTTGATTATCAGGCGTTTACACTCTCCACGAGCAACCGCCTCAAGCTTTTTAGCTATAACACGGTGATGAGCGCCCTCAATAAAGTTCTCATAGACGTGGTGAGCGAACGGCATGAAGTGATCGTATGCTCGTTCTTGAAGATCTAGGCGATTCTTAGCCTCCGTCAGCGCCAAAATCTCTTTCAGCGCCTCCTCGGGTAGTGCCTGTAAATTCATGCTCTACGCCTTGATCCATACTCTGGGTTCTTGTTCGTTTGATAGTAAGCCCCACCCGTTGGGCGAACCTTCTCAGGCAAGGAATCTATCTGTTGACATACAAACTGGCCCTTAATCATTACCTTCTGGTATCCGTCTGGGCACTCAAAGTCATCTTCTAGCGGAACTAACTCGTCGCCATCGTCATCATCACTGTCACTGTCAATGTCAATTGGATCAAGATCGATTGTTGCTCCACCATCGTCGTCTCCGACATCTTCATCGACCTCAACTGTGATGCCGTCGTCGTCATCATCGTCACCATACGAGGAAGGGACCAGTTGAGTTTGAGGCACGACCTCTGTTGACTTGGTATTAATGGTGGTAGTTCCTGAAGCCACAGGTGTTCGGACAGAAGTTCCAGTCTGGTCAGTAATAAGAGTTGGCTTGTTAGGGGCCATGTTGATTGTCTCGGACGTGTTGGCCGGAACTTCTACTTCTACTTCTACG